ATCACAATAGTTTAACTCTTAGCAAAACTATTGTGATCACAAATGCAAAAGTCTGTGATCACAAAATCTTTAGCTTGTGATCACAATAGGTTTTCTATGAGTTTTGCTCAGAGAGTTCCTAGGGTTTGTGATCATAGAGGTTCTCTGTTGTTTCCAAATAGTTAAGTGCATGAGTTTACTCAGAGAATCGTAATCTGGACTTATAGGGCAACAAAAGTATGAGTCCAGTTTGGGGGGAAACTCTTAGTCCGAGTCTTAGTATTTTCCTGAGTAAACGGATGAACTACGCCTATTAAACATATGATTACTAAGACTATTTCCCACGGTAGGGGTCATAGTAATACTATTAGTAAGAGTCAGAGCCGCTTGCGGAGCAAATATGAATTCAAGTACAACTGGACTTACTCAGACTATTTCCCACGGTAGGGGTCAGACTATCACTATGACTAAGACTCAGAGCCGCTTGCGGAGCAAGAGTAATACTCAGGCTAAGATCATTTCCCACGGTGGGGGTATGAGTAAGACTCAGAGTAAGACTCAGAGCCGCTTGCGGAGCAAGAGTAATACTCCTGTTCAGACCAATTCCCACGGTAGGGGTCAGACTATTACTCAGAGTAAGACTCAGAGCCGCTTGCGGAGCAAGAGTAATACTATTGTTCAGACCAATTCCCACGGTAGGGGTCAGACTATTACTCAGAGTATGACTCTGCCCCCATGAGCGAAGCGAGGTCATTTCCCACGGTGGGGCTATTTCCCACGGTAGGGGTCTATCAGGAAATTTTTCACTACTCTCAAACGATAGTATACCTATACTAACGATAGTATGTAACCTAACGATAGTATACCTATACTAACGATAGTATGTAACCTAACGATAGTATAGGTATACTAACGATAGTATGTAACCTAACGATAGTATAGGTATACTAACGATAGTATGTAACCTAACGATAGTATAGGTATACTAACGATAGTATAGTTTCCTGTGAGTGAAATTTATTCACTCTGAGTGAAGTTTCCTGTGAGTGAATTTTGTTCACTCTGAGTGAAATTTAACCAGACGGTCAATTTTTGACCAGGCAGTCAATTTTTGACCAAACGGTCAATTTTTGACCAGGCAGTTTTTGACCAAACGGTCAATTTTAGTAGAGTTCACTGTGAGTGAATTTTATTTCCTCTGAGTGAAGTTTCCTCTGAGTGAATTTTATTTCCTCTGAGTGAAAGATTGCGATGTCGGGATTTCATGAACTCTGGTAAGGCGATCTGATCAAGGCTCTGAGAGGGGCTATTTAAGGGGTCTCTGAGCACCTGTATTTATTTCACTATTATCGAAACTATTCGCACTTTTATGCTTGACGGTCATAATGCCCGATGCTACAACTGTTTCAAGGCAAACGGGGGAGCCTTTAAATCGCCCCAACCTAGAACCTCGAAAGGGTTTATCATGACTGACTTTATCAACGCAACACAATTCGTCTCAGCCCCTATCATCACCCGTGCCATGTGGAATGCTCAAGGCAACATCAAGGCGCAAGTGACCCTCTACGGCGAATACCTTCAGGATGCAATACAAGGGGCCGTGTGTGACGCTCTGATCACCCTGATCAACGAGGCCAGCTATGACCAACTCAATAACGTGCTATCAGCCTACACACGAGAGTTCACCAATGGCGGGGCGCAGGGGTTCTCTTGCAAGTCACGGGCCACGATGCTCGATAGCATTAGAGAGCACCTGACGGAAGATCAACAGATCCGCTTGCAAGTGTCCAAGGAATTTCAGACCATGGTCAAAGACTATGACGCCAACGTTAAAAAGGCACAGACCGAAGCGAAGGCCGACAAGTCACCGACAACAGGCCAGACGGTTTCGCCTGAGATTCAAGCCCAGCTTGACGCCCTCGCTGCGAAGTGATCCACCAAAGGCGGGCTCTGTCAAGGGCCCGCTGCTTTATTGGAAGAGAGTACCCCCAAATGAATGACAACGACCCTAAAGAGATACGTGCGTGCCTTTCGTTCATCGTATGCTGCATTGTGATATGTGGCCTACTCCTATTGATGGGCCCATAGCCTTAAGTATGGGTCCCTTGGTTTTCTAACCTTGGGGCCCCTCAGGCTCCGCTTCCACACCTATCTACAACATAAAAAAATACCTTAGACTAACAGCAGTAGCGACAAAGTGTCACACTAAGACAAATAAACACATGTCCACCCCTTGACAAATAAAAATTAGTACCTATGTATCATAAGACAGGACAGGGTACATATGTTATACATTTGTTAAGCTTAATTAGATAACTATTAGTTTTAATCATAATAGTTAATAGTTAAAAAGGAACAAATGACAACATATGTTTAACTTAAGTACTCTTAAGAGTCAAACTATAATAATAATCCTAATGATAATAACATAAGGGTACTTAACCAGTGCTAGTAGACTTCAGGGAAATAGTTCATCATGACAACAAAAAGATCATAGACTTTAGTGTTTATTGTGTTGTCAAGTATAAGGGCAAAAAGCATTACTATATAAATAAATCTAAAGAAGATTGCTTATTGGACCTCTTAGAGTTCATCACTAATGAAGAAATCTATGTAGAAGAACTTGAGCCTTAACTTTTATTTTTGTTGTCGTTCTTACTTAGAATAGACAAGAGTGTTCCGCTCACGTATAACTTTCTTTTGTTTAACATCAGTGTCTTATACGAAATATACAAAATAGTTACCCCTTAGGGGTTGACATTTGCAAAATAGTACCTATGTGGTATAACACGGCAAGAGTCAAACTCATACCTCCCCAAATGTTTTAGCAATGAGTGAGACGCAGAGTAGCTGACCTTGCCCCCTTATTTTCCCATGACGCTTGATTAAAGTATCAGAGATGTCACAAAACCCTCAATCGCCACTGTATATACTAGAGAGCCCCCAAGTGTTATGACTTATCCCAAGAATCAGGTGTTGCCCTACAGTAAGCCTATCTCTAAGTATGTCCGTCAGGCTGTACAAGATGGTGTGCAGATTAAAGATATTATGGCTGCTGTAGCCAATAAGTATGAGAGTGCCCCCGGCTCCCTTGGTACCTTCTATAAACTGTATGGTGCTGACATAGCAGAAGCTAGATCAGATGTTGTCTCTAAGATAGGCAATGTAGTCGTACAGCAAGCCATAGACGGACACTTCGCTTCACAAGAGCTGTTCTTGCGTAGTAAGGGCGGTTGGAGCCCCCAGAGTACTGTTAACGACCCTGACGAGTACACAGACCCAGATCAGGACAATAGTGCTATTGACGCACTGATGACCTTGCTGGGCAAGGATACAGATGAAGACCCTGACACAACAAACGAAACGTAAGCTTACAGCAGACTCTCTAAGAGACTTAAGCTCAAGCAAGCTTAAAGAAGCGTTAAGTCAGTTAACTCCTGAACAAGCAGAAGAGTTAAAGCATGACTGGTCCTTCTGGGCTAGACAAGACCAACTAGAGCCAGAGGGTAAGTGGAACACTTGGGTAGCCTTAGCTGGTAGAGGTTGGGGTAAGACTAGAGCTGGTGCTGAGTGGGTCAGACATAGAATCAAGATGGGTGACCGTATCGTTCATTGTGTTGCCCCCACTAAAGGTGACGTCCGTAGAGTTATGGTTGAGGGAGACTCAGGTCTCTTAAATGTCTGCCACAAGAGCGACAAAACATACCGTAAGGCTGACATGGGTTATCCTGTGTGGTCTCCTACTAATAACAGCATATCTTGGGCTAATGGTGCTAAGGCTGTTTTCTTCTCAGCAGAAGACCCTGAGAGACTTAGAGGACCACAGGCTCATAGTGCATGGTGTGATGAGTTATGTGCTTGGAGAAACGCACAAGACACTTGGGACATGATGCAGTTTGGCCTACGATTAGGTAAGCGACCTGTAGTCTTCGTAACTACCACACCTAAGACTACTAAGCTTCTCCGTGGCATATTAGATGATGAAACAACACATGTATCCACTGGCTCTACATTTGATAACAGTGCTAATCTTGCTGATACCTTTCTTGTAGCCGTAAAGAAGACCTACGAAGGCACACGATTAGGGCGACAAGAACTCTACGCAGAAATACTAGATGAAGCCTCTGGCGCCTTATGGAACAGACAACTCCTAGCTTCCTGTGAAGTAGACAGAACAGATGTTCCTCAGTTAAATCGTATTGTAGTAGCTATAGACCCAGCTATTAGCAACAACACTAATTCGGACATGACTGGTATTATTGTAGCCGGTGTAGACGTTAACGGTACAGCATATGTCATAGAAGACCACACAGGCAACTACAGTCCTCAAGCTTGGGCTGCTAAAGCTGTTGAGTTATATAGAGAGCATATGGCTGATAGGATTGTTGCCGAGAAGAACCAAGGTGGCGACATGGTTAGACATACGCTTCACACCGAAGATGAAACCTTGCCAATACGTCTAGTCCACGCCTCAAGAGGTAAGATGGCTAGAGCAGAACCAGTATCTGCACTCTACGAACAAGGGCGTGTTAAACACGTCAGAGGGCTTAACGACCTAGAAGATCAGATGGTTCAGTGGGAACCTCTTGGGTCGATGGGATCACCAGACAGACTTGATGCGATGGTATGGGCTATCACTGACCTCAGTCTTAACGGATACGCCAAGCCTCAACTCAAATTGGCCTACAGTTCGGCTAAAGGACTATTATAGATGCCTAAGAAACTAAGCCAGACTAAGGCTACACAAACGCTTGGTGTAAGTGGTCAGAATGTCCGAAATGGACAGATTCGTTCGGACGAGTTTATTCCTGAGTTAAGGGGTAAAGCAGCGATACGAAAGTATCGGGAAATGAGAGACAATGACAGTACTATTGGTGCGGTTATGTATGCTGCTGAACAAGTACTTCGTGATGTCAAACTCAAAGTGGAGCCAGCTAATGATACTCCTGCAGCAAAGATTGAAGCAGAGTTTGTCGAGAGTGTCCTTGATGATATGGAACACTCGCTTGATGACCACATTGCAGAAGCACTATCAAGCCTTAGTTACGGCTTTGCTTGGTTTGAGGTTGTCTATAAGCGCCGTGTTGGGCCTACTCAGAGATCGTACAAGAAATATAGTAAGCACACTGACGGACGCATGGGTGTCCGTAAAATTGTTTGCCGTGCGCCTTGGACAGTCTCTCGGTTTGATGTAGACACCAAGACAGGCGAAGTACTAGGACTTTATCAGGATACAGGCTATGCCCTCTCACAACACTATATCCCAGCTAACAAAAGCCTTTATTATCGTACTACCAGCATTAACGGTGATCCTTCTGGGCGTAGCATCTTACGTAATGCTTATACGTCTTACCAGTACTTAAACAACCTACAGAGCATAGAAGCTATTGCAGTGGAACGTGAGTTAGCTGGTATTCCAGTTGCTCGTATTCCCTCTGAGTATCTCTCAGGAGACGCTACAGCAGCACAGTCAAGTTTTGTTGCCAATCTTGAAGGAATCCTTCGTGATGTAAAGTTCAACGAACAGGGTTACATCATTACGCCTAGTGATACCTACCCTGATAAGGATGGCTCTCCTACAAACATACGTCTGGTAGACGTAGAGTTGATGAGTTCTAGTGGAACCCGTAACTTATCTATTGACCCTATTGTAAGACGGTATCAGCATGACATTGCCCGTTCTGTACTTTCTGAGTTTCTTATGCTCGGTGGGGGTAACAATGGATCATACGCACTCTCCAAGTCTAAAACTGATCTGTTTCTACGTGCACTAGAAAGCTACATCCAAGCTATCGTAGATGTTCTTAACAAACAGCTAGTAGAACGCCTATGGCAGCTTAACGGCCTTAACTATGACCTGATGCCCTGCATCAAAGCTGGTGATGTCGCCCCACACGACCTACGTGAAATCTCAGGGTTCTTGCGTAATCTTAACGGTGCTGACATTGACGTAAGTGACCACCCAGAGGTTATAACAGACCTTATGGCTATAGCAGAACTCAACTACAACCCCGACCTAGTCCTACAAGACACACAAGACACACAAGGTGACTTACCCACTGAGGAAGCATCAGAAGAAGATAATAAGGAAACAAACTAATGGCGAATATTGTAACAGCTCTAAGCAAGAACTTTAAGGTTGAATTACTTAAGGGTGGACACAACCTCGCAAGTGATGAAATTCGTATCTCTCTGATCAAGTTTGGTCACAGTGGTACCTATAATGCAGACACCACCGCTTGGCAGACTATCGAAACAGCCTCTGACTTTACTACTGGTGCTGGCTACAGCACTGACGATGGTGCACTAGATCAACCCTATAACACCTTCTCTGGTGCAGGTTCTGGTGCCAGAGCCGCCGCTGAAGCTACCTTTCCTAAAATAGCAGCAGGTAGCACTACAGCTATTATGGACTTTGTAGACGCCACATTTAACACTGTAACTGTTCAAGCAGATGGTTGTGTTATGTACAACGCTACTTATACCAACGCCACTGATGACAACGTCATAGCAATCTTTGACTTTGGCGGAACCGTAAGCTCTACTCAAGGTAATTTTACTATTCAGTTCCCTGCTCCCGGAGCTTCTACGAGTATCCTACGCCTAGCTTAATCTGAGGATCACTAATAATGACTGTCAAGTTTGGCAATAGAGTAAAGCACACCCTAGTGGGCATTGCGGGTACGGGCAACCTTACCTTCGGCACTGCTGTAGCGGGCTACCAGACATTCAATGACGCATCTTATGTTGCAGGAGACGTATGTCATTACACTATTGAAAACGGTACTCAGTTCGAGATAGGTACAGGAACTATTACAGTTGCTGGCGGCGTATTTGGTATGAGTCGTGTTGTTATTGAGTCTTCTGAGACTAATAATGCCTCTCTGTCTGTTCCTGCATCAGCTACTTGCTTTGTCACTGTACTAGCTCAAGACATAGTACAGAACCTACCTAACTTACTTGATGTAGACACCACTGTTCCTAACGCTAATCAGGTATTAGCTTACGATAGTAATATTGCTAAGTGGAAACCAGCTAACCCCGCTGGGGGTATGTCAAGTGTAGCCAATCAGACGGCTCTTGCAGCTGTTACGGGTATGTCTACAAAAGATTTTATCTGGGTTGAGGACTCTAAGTCTTTATACATTTACGATGGCACTGAGTGGGATAGAGTTTACACGGATACAAACGCCGTACCAGAATGGACAACAGCCCCCCCAACGTCCGAATTGTTGGCTAAGGACGGAACAGCAACGACTCAAACGGTTGTGGCAGCTGATCCAGAAGGGTACCCTAATGAATATTTATACGACACCAACACATCAAAACAAACACAGGAGACGATTTCCAAAACCAACGGAACTTTAACTATTCCACCGTCCAAATCACTTGCTGGAGTC